TAAACGTTCATTATAAAAACCATGTTCAGTTTCAATAAATTTTGATCTTAATAAATCATTATTTGCTACCAATGAATTAAAACTAAGTTTATCAATTAATCCTCCATGCTGATGCTGAGAACATAATAATCTTATATAAATACCTATTTGCTCATTATTTAAAAACATTGTTCCTGTTAAAAAATCTGATGGGTAAAATAAAAATGCTGGGTCTTTCATAATAAATAAAAAATGCCTTAACTCCCTTTCGTGTGCAGGCACTACTCGGGAAATAAGGCAATAAATATTATTGTTAATTAGCTCCTGCAAGCCATAACTATTGCAAATATACTATAAAATTATTTCATATCCAAGATTAATTATAGTATTTTTTTTAAAGTACCAAAATACAACGTATTGTTGTTTTAAGTTATCGAATGCTAATATCGGGTTGCTACCAGCTATCTGATGAACCATAAAGTATTCTTTGAGTGCGTGTCTTAATCCTGTCATAAGTTAGTGTTTAAATTAGGTTTTAATAATGTGTTAAAATTAGGTTTTAATATATTTTTCCGTTAATAATTTTTAGATTGTAAAAAGTATAATTGCCTGTTTTAATTTCTAATTCGCAATAGGCGAAGCCAGTGTTCCATTTATTGATAGGCATATAGTAAGGAGTTTTACCGCACAAACAACCAACGGAGTGAACGCTGAATACATCTCCATACATTGAAGCTTCAGTATTAGAACTTGTTTTATGATAGTGGCCTACAACTACATTCTCTAAAGTTTTTAAAAACGTACCTCGAGCTGGATTAACTCCACCGCTTCCACCAAACAATTCATGTCCATGAAGTACAGTTAGTTTACCAATACGAATAGGTCTTTTTTCTTTTACAATATCAATCTTTAACTCACCTAATTTTAATCTATTTTCTAATTTAAACTCAGGATCATCAAAAATTTCAGGTGCTTTTAAAAACAACCATTTCTCCCAACGTTCATCGTGATTGCCAAGTTTAAAAACTATTTTAGCTTTTGGAAAGTGTTCACGTAGCGAACTTAAAAATATACGTGCAGCTTCAAACTCTTGATGAACTTGTCTTTGTCTCCAGTCTTTCTCATGTCTCGATATACCAGCAAAGTCTAAAACATCACCATTGATTAAAATACAATTTACTTTTTTTTCTTTACCATAATTAATAGCTTTTTGAATTGAATCGTTATCCTGGTAAGGAATATGTAAGTCCGATATGATTAAAGTTCTTGACTGACTTATTTCGTAAGGTTCAAAAGTTTCAGCATAAGATTCAGGCATTTTAAATTCAATATCTTGATCTAAGAAATCAAATGTTCCTAATTGTGATTTAGTTTTTTCTCCTTTTTTTCCCCTGTAATATCTTAGGCAACTTCTAACAGCTTCAATATCCGTAAACTGTTTATTGTTTTCTGAATATATTTTTTTAGCCAATGTTAAAGATGGAAGGTTTGGGAACTTAGTCAAATACGATTTAATTAAATTACTTACAAATGCATTTTTCATTATTTTTTTATTTTTAGTTTATAATTTTTTGCTAAATTAATTAATTCATCTTTGGTAAATTTATAAGTTCTTGACAAATCGGCCATATCTTCTAAATCCTCAACTCTTTTTACTCCTATTCTCTTTACTAATCCTTTGCGATACTCAATAAGATTACCAGCTAATTGTAGGTTACAATAAGAACATTGTTTGTGAACGTTATCTTCGTTAAATATTAGTTTAGTATATATTTCAGCTTTTAAATAATGCCCAGCATCCCACTTAGCATCGGACTTATTACAGCTAATACATGGTAAATCTTTGTCTCTTTGGCGAATATATATTTGAAAACTTACACGTGCTAAATTTCGCAACTGGATTAAACTTTGGCTATCTGATTTCATCACTTTAAATCTTTTATCTACTTCCTTTTTAGAATTAAATTCTAAGGCACAGATAGCCGAACAAACAACTTGCAAGGTATTGAATGGCTTATAAAATTCGCCACATTGCTTACATTGTTTAAGTTTAATTTTCATTTATTAGTTTTTATCAAATTTATATATAGCACCATTCTTTAAATTTATATCATTAAATTTGAAACCTAAAAATTCAGTTGCATCAATATTTGTTTTTTTTATATATTTTTTTTCTTTAATTAATTCCCTAATAGCATTTACATTTACAATTCTTACTTTTATTAATTCTGTTTCTTCATCATTCATATAAGCATAAAAATATATTTGTGATAATCCTTCTTGTATTTTATTAACTTCAGTAAATCCATTATTTTTGCTTCTTGATCTTATTGTTAAATCAAGGTATTTTATATATTTATATTTTCTTATTCTAACAGAAACCGTAAAGTTTAAATTAAAAACTAAATCAAAAGATAAATTACTATCTTCATATTCTGTAGCTGGTCTAAATTCCATATAATTATCATATAAATTAGGCAAGGAATTTTTAATATGGGTTTTAATTTCAGTAGAAAATTTATTTTCTAAAAATCTAACATCAAGCATTTATAAAATTATTTGCAATATTAAACATTTCATTATCTAATTCTATACCTAAACTTTTAAAACCCATTTCGTTTGAAACTTTAATTGTACTTCCAGAACCCATAAATGGATCTACTATAAAATCCCCTTTAGTTGCAGAAACTTCTAAAATTTGTTTTAATAAATCATTAGGTTTTTGTGTTGGATGTATCATTTTAGAAGTATGCAATCTTGGTATATTTATTAAATTGCCTCTTCTTAAATTAACTAGTTTTTTACCTTTAACACAATAAATAATTATTTCTGTTTGATTCCCCCAATCATTATCTAAATCACCACTTCCTTTATTTCCTTTATCCCATATAATAGGAGTTTTAATAGTAAAGTATTTTGATATTATATTTTCAAAAGAACTAAATACTGACCAACTACAAAAAAAATATAAATGTGAATTTATAGCTGTTTTTCTACTTAATACTTCACAAACTTTGTCTAATAAATCAAATGCTTCATCTTTTTTATCATTTAATAATCCACGCTTTGTAATTGATTCATCGTAAATTGAACGGTTTGAAACATAATTAATACCATAAGGAGGATCTGTTAATACAATATCTATACATCCATCTTCTAATGTTTCTAATATTTCTAAACTATCTCCGTTTTTAATATTTTCATTTATAGTAGTTTCAATTCTTGTTTTTAAAACACTTGCTTTGTATTCTTCTTTTTTCTCATCTTTTTTAATATCTTGATAAACTTGATTAATACTTACTTCGCCAGTGCTTAATTGTGCTTTTACTTCAGGTGTTGCAACAGCTTGTATTTTTTTAACTTTATCTAAAGTGCCATGTGAAACGTTTGCTACTTTTGCTAATTCTTTACGTGTTTCAATTGGTTTGACTTCCGCCAATGTTTGCTTAAGTGAATTTCCTTTAAATTGAATAGCTTGATTTTCTTTTGCCCTTTTACTAAATACGCTTTCAAGTTCTAAAGCTAAAACACTTCTTTGATAGTTGCTTAAATTTCTTCTGCCAAATTGGTTATTTATCATCCATTCTTTTACTTGGCTTTCATCTTCAAATTCTTTATCAATAGTTTTATATTCTAAGCCATGTTTAAAAGCTATTTGATATCGGTTATGTCCGTCAATTAAATAGCCATTCCATAAAACTAAAGGATCACGAATTCCATCTTTTAAAATGTTTTCTTCTAATTGCTTAAATTCTTCAGCAGTTAATGCTGGTATTAATTTTTTAAATTCTTCTTTTATTTCTATCATAAATTATTTAAGTAAGTTCTACATTCTTTAATCCTCGAGTACATTGATTCGATAACTTGATTATCTTTTTTAATATTAAATTCCTTTATACGTTTATTTATCGGAATATGATTGTAACTGTGGTTACGTTCAATTTCTTCAACAGCTAATAAGTATTCAGGGTTTTCACTATCAATCATTCCCATCTTCCAGCTTAATCTTCTTTTTTCATCTTCAACTAATTGAGTAGGGGTATCAATTAAAACATAAGCTAAACAAGCATCATTTAATCCTGTTAATTCCATATAAGCTTGAAGTTGGTAAAAGTAACTTTTATTTACTATCTCAGTATCAAAGTGCGGGAATGTATGTATATCCCAACTGCTTTTAATATCAATTACGTTATCGGATACGATGTCGGGAGTTCCACTTAAAAACTCGTTTGAATACCATTGTTCGTTCTTAGTATAGAATCCTCCTTTAAAAACTGAATAGGTACTAATAGCAATATCCTCAACTTCTAATCCTTTCTCAACATATTTGTTGGTAAATTCCTTTCTTATGCCATAAGTTTTTTCAATGAATAAATTCTTTAAATACGATTTACAGGTCTCACCCATCTCGCTTTTGGCTCGGCCATTAGTCATTATCTGACCAATAGCCGATGCTCTGAATTTTAAATCGTTAAACATTTATCAATGCTAGTTTAAGTACATTAGATTGTGGACCGCTTATAGTATAGTTTTCCATTGCTTCCTTTACTTTATCGGACTTACCTTCTTGAATAGCAGTAATCATTTTCTTTAAAGTTTCGGGTGTTAACATTGGTTTGCTTTCTTGCTTAGGTTTTACACTCGCATCATTCCCATCATCATCAGTTGATTCTAAAGCTAATAACGAACTAATATTATATCTTCTAAAGTAAGTAACTGCAGAACCAAGTTGTTGTGGATTTAAACCGCTAGGTAAACTTATCGAACTACTAACTGATTCGCCTGTTTCTGAACAAGTAATAACAGTTGTAACTAGATCATGATTAATTGGCTGTAAGATGATTAAACCAAGTTCTGATAGTA